ACCCTACGCCAGGTGGAGAACCGTACATTCGTTGGTCTAAATTTAGAGATACAGTAGATCGATTACAAGATGAAATTGAAGAACTCAGAGACAAGCTTCAGCTGCAACATAATGAATTTCTGTCAACACTTTCAAATGTTGTTCAAAGTGTAGAAATAGCATTTGCTTCAGCAACTGCTATACCGTACTCTCCGATTGCGTCATTACAGGCAATTGGTTCTGCAACTACTATATCCAATACATCAATTAGCCCTCTCAGGGCTCAGATTACCAGATTGGAACAACAGGCCACACAAGCAGTTGAGCAAGGCACATCAGACACTAATGATTTTGTAGAGGCAGCCAAGTCAGAAAAAATATTTGGGGAATAGTTGATAAAACATGACCCTCGTTTGTATTTGCAGAGAATGACAACATGCCTAAACAAAGATTTGGACACTAGAAATTCATAGAGTCAATGTAAAAAGACAATTTGTAGATAAGGCATGTTTTATTTCAATACTGATGATAACATTACATAGGAAAACAATATGGTTAGTAGAGACAAATTAAATGGACTCATTCAAGAGCTTGATCAGCAGTGGGAAAATTCAACAGAGCAAATTACACAAAGAATTCAAGAAGAAATTGCTCGACGGGGTGGAATTCAAAGAATTAACCCTGAGGTGTTGACCGAAGCAGCCGTCGGCATCGAAGCCGAATTAAGATCACGTGCTATTGTAAACACTGTTATTAGAGCGCTGTTGCAGCAAATAGAAGATTTACAAGGCCGGGTTGAAAACTTGGAATCAAGATTGCAGGCATTTGGTTCCGCAGGACCGACAGGAACATCAACGTCGTAATTTTACTTAGCAATACTTATTCAAAATGGCAAGACGAAGTTTCAAAGGAGTGGGTGTTATTGCCCAGCAACAAAGAACGAACGTTCTCACAAGAAATCGTTCCACTATACCAATTGGAATTAAGACCCCGCTTCAGTTGGTCGGTGGCAAAACCTTATTCGAAATGAATACCGAACTAAGGGATCAGATTAAAGACAACCTTAGAAATCTTCTTTTAACAAATTGGGGTGAGAGAATTGCCTTAACACAATTTGGAGCAAACCTTCGACCATTATTAACAGAATATTCAAACAAAGATGATTTCGACACAGAGGCGATGGTTCGAATTAACACGGCAATTACAAGATGGATGCCATTTGTCCAACCAGTTGCTTTTGATTCAAGGGCAGATTTTGACGATAATCAATTTACAGGAAAAATTAGAATTTTCCTTATTTACTCAGTGACGCAACTAAACATCATAGAAGAAGCGCTGGAGCTAGAACTGTTCATCATCTAAGGAGAAACAAGTGACACCAGTTAATAGTAAAGATAAAATATTAAAGCAGGTAAGGGAGCGTCGCTATCTTAACAAAGATTTTAATTCTCTAAAAGCTGATTTGCTTAATTACGCACGTACACACTTCCCTGATGTCATTAGAGATTTCTCAGAAGCAAGCCTGGGAGGTTTGCTCCTTGACTTTGCTGCATATACAGGTGATGTTCAATCGTTCTATTTGGATCACCAGTTTCATGAGCTTTCAATTGATACGGCAGTAGAAAACGTTAACATAGAAAAGATAATCAGAAATGCTGGTGTTCCTATTGTAGGAGCTTCTCCAGCTGTAGTGACTGTAAATTTTTTAGTAGAAGTACCCGCATCAGGAATACCGGCTGTTCCTGATCCTGAGTCTTTGCCAATCATTCATCAGGGAACTGTTGTTCGTGCTCAAAATGGCACACAGTTTGAACTAACTGAAGATTTGGATTTCAGAGAGAGAGACAACTCAAACAATCTTGTTGCAACCGTCAGAGTCGGCAACAGAGATTCAAACAATAATCCTACCACCTTTATTCTTTCTCTTGCTGGTGTTTGCATTTCAGGATTTCGACAAGTGGATTCTTTCTCTGTGGGGGCATTTACTCCGTTTCGTCGTTTTGTTCTTACGCAAGAAAACGTTACCGAGATTATTTCGGTTCGTGATTCATTGGGTAACCAATATTACGAAGTAGAACATCTTACACAAGATACTGTTTTTCGAGCGATTGAGAACGGTTCAGATGATTCTGACATAGTTGCGGAAAATCTTGTTCCGATTCCCGCTCCATATCGCTTTACTACGACTACTGCTTTGGAATCAAGATTAACAACACTTACATTTGGAGGTGGTAACGCTCAAACAACCGATGATGACATCATTCCAGATCCGTCAGAATTTGCAGTTCCACTTTATGGAAAGAAAACGTTTTCAAGATTCACAATCAACCCAGGCAATTTGCTAAAAACCACCACGCTTGGCGTAATTGCTCCAAATACAACATTAACAATCGAGTATCGCTATGGTGGAGGTTTGTCGCACAACATTGGGGAAAGGCAAATTAGAGGCTTTAATTCAATCGTAATAAGTTTCCCAGAAAATCCACCACCAAGCGTTTCACAATTTGTCAGACAGAGTATTGATGCTCAAAATTCTTCGCCCGCATCTGGCGGGGAGGATGCTCCTACAATCGATGAACTGAAATTAAGAGTGCCCGCAGTGAAGGCGTCACAGGGTCGCATCGTAACAAAAGAAGATTTGTTAGCACGTGTTTACACCATGCCAAGTAATTTTGGTCGTGTATTCAGAGCTTCAATTCAACCTGATCCAAATAACCCACTTGCGACACGGTTGTTTATTATCTCAAGAGATGCCAATAGTCGATTGATTGCTTCTCCCGATAGCTTGAAGCTAAATCTACAAAGATTCTTAAATGAATATCGTCTTGTATCAGACGCTATTGACATTCTTGATGCACAGGTAATTAATTTTCAAATTGAGTTTTCTATTGTTGTAAATCCGTCGTTCAATTCAAGCCAGGTTCTTCAAAATGTTATTAACAAATTGAAAGAATTTTTCAACATCAAGAACTTTGAAATTGATCAACCAATAGTAACTGCCGAAGTTCAAAACATTATTTTCAACAATTTAGGAGTTTTGACAGTCAATTCCATTGACATTAAAAATATTACAGGCACTGTCGGAGATTCAAACCCAAGAGAATATTCTGATGTGCAATTTGATGTAAGTGCCAACACAGACAGAGGAATCATCATTGGACCACCTGGTTCAATTTTTGAACTTCGTTACAAAAATTTTGATATTGTTGGAACGGTGGTATAGACAGGGACACTGGAGACCTCAGACATGCTTATCTCTGCAACAACGGAGATAAATCATGAAGAAAGAATTTAGAGGGAAATCAAACAAAGGTGGAGTTTACCAAAATCGAAATTTGAAAAATGGGAAAATTTATATTGGAAGTGCTAAATGCTTTAAAAAATGAGCAACGCAACATCAAAGCAGATTAAATGTAGAAAAACATGCTAACAAACATTTGTTAGCTAGTTGGAAAAAGTGGGGATCAGATAATTTTCTGTTTGAAATATTGGAAGTTGTTGATGGTGATAAAGGGGAACGGCTTAAGACTGAACAAAAATATATTGTCAATCTTATCAAAGAAGATAAATGGTAAAATACTTTCAATTTCAAGAAAAAACTTCGCAAAAGGAACGAAGTTGTTGGTCAAAAAATCCTCAAAAAACAAAAGCCAAGGTAAAAAAGTCGCTGCAGCAATATTGGGATAAAAATCCAAACCGGAAGAAAAAATTGTCAAAACTTATGTCTGGTACTAATAATCCAAGTTATGGAGGACATAAAACAGACACAATCAAAAGAATAAAATTAGCTAGAAAAAACAAAAAATGACAAATGGAATTCCAGTTGTTCAACTTGGGGAAAACAAAAAAATAATAAAGACATATCCGTCAGCTTTGGCAGCTTCAAAAGAAACACAAATATTTGCTTCAAACATTACTTATACTTGTCAAGGTAAGAGAAAAACAGCAGGTGGTTTTCACTGGGTCTATCTCAAGGATATGAACTAATGTATAGAATACTTTCAGCATCAAAAGATACCTATATCACAAACAAATTCATTGCGGGCAGTCGAACAACTGGTTCAAATGTTGGGCAAGCAGGCACGCTTGATCTTTTTAAGCTTTATAATGAAACCACTATTGCTAACGTTACTGGTTCGATTACCGAACTAACAAGGTTGCTGGTTGAATTTGACTACTCTGAGCTTCGAGCACTAACAGGTAGTATTCTGGATTTTGCGAGTGCAAGTTTCGGAGCAACTGTTGTCTTAAAAGATGTATATGGTGGGCAAACTACACCATCAAATTTCACTGTTGAGTTACTGCCATTATCAAAATCTTTTGATGAAGGTCGGGGCATTGACGTTGTAGCATTTAGAGATTTGGATGCTGCCAATTGGATCACTGCTTCTCTTTCTCCAGTTGTAACTTGGAGTCAGCCTGGTGCAGGAGCTACCGGTTCTCTTGGAGAAGATGTTGATGTTATTGTCTCTGGGAACATCGGCTCAGGCTTACAATACCTTGGTTCTTCGCAGAAATTTAATCGAGGTGACGAGAACCTAAGAGTTGATGTGACACATCTTGTTTCTGCAAGCCTTGCTGGCATTATACCAAATAATGGATTTAGACTTTCGTTTACGGCACCAGAGGAAGAGGACACCAAAACAAGGTTTGTTAAACGTTTTGGCAGTCGTCATGCATTTAATAAGAACCTCAAACCAGAACTGGTTGTGGAATATAGTGATTATATCAACGACCCAGGAGGACGGCCATTTTTTGATGTTTCATCAAGTTTGTATGTTTATAACCCTGTTCGTGGGCAAAACCGAAACTTTTTTTCTGGCAGCGTTGCTATAACTGGATCAGACAGTTTATTAATGACTCTAATTGCTTCCAAGAGTGTAAAGTTTACAACTTCAAGTTGGAGTCCATCGCATAGTGCGAGCATCAACTATCTTACAAGAAGCCTGGTTTATGTGTCACGTTCATTTTCAGGCAGCCAGTTCAGTTTTGGTAGTTTGCCGCAAACCGGCATATACTTTGCTCCATTTCATCTTTCTCTTGTTGAAGACCAAGGTCTTCGTTCTTTTGTTTCTAACTCAAATCAAGTTTATTTTGATGTTCTTTGGAGAAGTTTGGACCAAACTGTTCAATACGCCAAAAATGGTGTAACGTTTAATAGAATTCAGGGCCAACAACAAAATGCTATGGATATAAATTTGGTTGTTAATATGACAAACCTGAAAGACCAATATAATTCTCAAGAAATTGATAGAATCAGAGTATTTGCTGCTGATTACAACCAAGAATTGCCAGGGTTCAAAGTTCCTCTTGAATTAGATTCTGTTGTTGTTCCTGATATGAGGTGGCGAGTAGTCAAAGCCTTTACAAAAGAAGTTGTTATTCCCTGGAGTCCGTCAACTAGAATGTCAACTGACAAGGATGGTATGTATTTTGACTTTTACTTTAAAGACCTGCCGGTTAATGAAGTTTATGAATTTGAGTTATTGTGCGTGACGGATATCGGACGTGACCTTTCCATTACCGACAGGGGATTTAAATTTAAAGTTATTCCATAATGATAGACCAGAGAAACAATACCCGAAACTTAAATTTGAACAGGCCAGGTCTGTTTACGCCTACAGTTGTACGTGGACTTAGGAATGGGCCTTCTAACAATTCGGTAAATTTCAGCAGAAGTAGTAATGAGTTAAGTGATAGCAGTGTCAATAACACATCAAGTTTCAAATACACAATTGAAGGTACTGGTTTACGCAATACACAACAGCTAAATGTTGATTGGTCTAACTTTGTTAATCATACTTTTTTTAATTCTGCTCAGGTTAAAACTAATGTAGCATTTGAGAAAGTTTTCAACGAGTTTCCTTTTGATGGAACTAAAGAAGAATTTGAAAACTTCTTTGCCAGCCTAACTGGATTTGAGAAATGGGCATACGACAACTTTCCTAAAAATGTTGGTTATTTGTTCTTTTCGGGCTCAAATGGGGAACCTGATGATCCTGGTACATTTATAACTGTCAAAG